TACTTTTCGTCGATGAATGCCACTATGGCGGCGCGGATCTGGACCGCGTTATTGACTGGTCGCGCAACGGTGGCGGGTGGCGTGTCGGATTGTCAGCAACGCCTTTGAAGACGAACGGCAAACCTATGGGAGACCACTATGACCACATGGAGGAAGGTCTTCCCATGGCGGATCTTATCCGGTTAAAGCGGCTGTCAGACTTCCGCTATTTCGCACCGCAACAGCCAAACCTTGCGGCGGTTGATACGCGCAACGGTGAATATGTGCAGTCTCAACTATCGTCGTTTATGGAGGCGGATAGGGCAATCATAGGCGATGCGGTCAAGACTTATAGGGAAACCGCGATGGGCAAACTGAACGTGGTTTTTGCAACATCTCGCAAGCACGCGGGGATCATCTGCGACACGTTCAATGCGGGCGGCATTCCGGCTATGATGATCGACGGCACGATGGGCACGGATGAGCGCAAGAGGATTATAATGGGCTTTGCGCGGCGAGAGTTTACCGTGCTGGTGTCGGTGGCGCTTTTGACGTTTGGTTTCGATCTTGCGGCGGCGGCTGGAATGGACGTGACGGTAGAAAGCATGTCCGACCTATGCCCGCGCAAGAGCCTGCCGATGCAGTTGCAGGTTTGGGGGCGAGTGTTAAGAATGAAGCCGTATCCAGCAATAATAATGGATCACGTTGGCAACTGGCGTGAAAACGGATTTCCCGACGATGCGCGGGAATGGTCACTGGACGGCGCAAGCAAGCGCGCGGCAAGTGATGAGAAGGCCGAACCCGTCCGGCAGTGCGATATTGCTGGCGGCGGCTGCGGATACGTTCACAGGCCAGCGACAGAGTGTCCGAATTGCGGGCGCTTGTATCCGATTATTAGCCGCGAGATTGAGGAGATAGACGGGGAACTGGCAGAGATTGACCGCGTGGCAATGGTGCGCGAACGCAAGCAAGAACAGGGTCGGGCGGAAACGCTGGAGGATTTAATTGCGTTGGGAAAGCGTCAAGGCAATAAGCCTGGTTGGGCGCAACACGTCTGGCGCGCACGGCAGGCTAAGCGCGCATGATAATCTATGCCCACTGCCCCGCCGATGACATAGCCACAGCAGACGCGCGCGCATGGATCAAGCGGCACGGTTTAACGCCAGAGGATGCGCGGCTTGTGATGCGCGACGGGTGCGTGCTTGTGATCGACAAAGGAACGGCTTTTTTGAAACTGAAAGGACCAGAATAATGGCAACGGCAGAGAGCAACATATCCAACGCAATCTTGATCGCACTGAGTGAGGCGGGGTGCCTTGTTTGGCGGAATAACGTCGGTGTTCTCAAGGACGCAAACGGCAGGCCAATCCGGTACGGTTTAGGCACCGGATCAAGCGACCTGATCGGCCTATGCTCGGACGGCACGTTTCTAGCCGTTGAAGTTAAAACCGCAACGGGCCGCGTCAGTCCAGCGCAGACGAAGTTTATAGCTGCGGTTCTTCGCCGTGGTGGCCGGGCTGGTGTTGCGCGTTCTCCGGCTGATGCTTTGTTAATTGCAGCCGGGTCGCTTCTGTAACCAGATCGCGCACCATATCTGCCGCGGACTTCCAACCGCCGGACGATGATGTGTCGTGCATTTCCTTGCGCTCTTCCGGCGTTACTCTGATTTGGAAAATATCTGTTCTTTTCATCTTGCGCTATCCTGTAATTACGTGCAATGTAATGACACGTTACAGCGGGCGGGAGACGCGCGCAAGGAATAATGGAGACTGCAACATGACAATCACATACCACACAGACCTAGATCAAGGCACAGATGAGTGGCTGGCCGCGCGCATGGGCGTTCTTACTGCCAGCGAGGTGAAACTGATCCTGACACCTACGCTCAAGATAGCGAACAACGAAAAAACCCGCGCGCACGTTTACGAATTGCTTGCCCAGCGCATCAATAAGTATGTTGAGCCGCATTTCATTGGCGACGATATGTTGCGCGGCTATGACGATGAGATCCTCGCGCGGGCGAAATACGAAGAGGCGAACGATCCCGTGACGGAATGCGGGTTTATCACGAACGACAAGTTCGGATTTACGATGGGTTACAGCCCGGACGGGCTTGTCGGTGATGATGGCCTAATCGAGTGCAAGAGCAGACGCCAGAAATTCCAAGTGGAAACAATCTGCAACGATCGCGTGCCGGATGAATACATTATGCAGCTTCAAACGGGGCTGCTGATTACGGAACGCAAGTGGATTGATTTTATATCCTACTCCGGCGGAATGCCTATGTGGGTAAAGCGCGTATATCCCGATCCCGTTATTCAGGTCGCAATCATCGACGCGGCCACGGCGTTTGAGGAAAGCATCCAGAGCCGCCTTGAAGCGTACACCGACACACTCGCACACGCTGACACGCGCGCCTATCCAACCGAGCGCACCGCTGAGGCTGACATGATGACAGAAGGAGACTACACATGAACGATTTTGCAGCTTCGCTTGAAGCCAAGTCCGACCAGATCAACGCATCCGACCTGACCGGCGGATCACAGACGATCAAGATCACGCGCATCAATGTAAACATGAAAGAGGATCAGCCCGTTTCGATCTCATACGAAGGCAGTGATAAGGTTTATCGCCCGTGCAAGGGTATGCGGCGGGTCATTGCGCAGGTATGGGGCGCTGATCCGGCGTTGTACCCCGGTCGATCTTTGACAGTCTACCGAGATCCTGACGTGAGGTTTGGCGCGGATATTCTCGGAGGCACGCGGATCAGTCACATGAGCCACATTGACGGGGATAAGAAGTCTACTGTCCCTGTCAGTCGCGGCAAGGTGAAGACGTACACCATCAAGCCGCTACAAGTAGAGCAAGCCCCACAGCCACCAGAGAACGCGCTTGCACTGGCACAAGAGGCGGCGCGTGGTGGTGTTGAGGTGTTCCGAGCATGGTACGCCAGCGATCAGGGCAAGCTGTGCCGTCCGGTCGCGCAGGCTAACATGGATCAGTTGAAGGCCATGGCGTCGGAGGCTGACGCGGGCGGTGATGAAGACGGCCCGCCGATGTAGTACAGGCAACGATACGGGGCTCAATCAGGCCTGATCGAGCCCCACCCCCACAGACACAAGCCGCGCTGACGCGGCAATCACAGGAGTTAAGACATGACTGAAACAACAAAAGACAGACGACCGCAACATGAGGTGGTCGGTATGAACGCCATGGATTACACAATCGCAACGCCAGAAGACATTGCTGACGCAGAGGCTGATGTAGCGGATGCAATGGCCGCGCGTGATAGCATCCGCATTCAGTTAGAGGACGAAGCTACCAAGCAGCACAGGGGGTCTAATTGGGTATTACGGGCGCGGATTGCACTTGCCCACCGTAAGAAAGATTTAGCAGCCGCCCGCGCTGATTTGAAAGCGCTTAAAAGTGGCAAGCGATTTGAAGCGGCAAACTGGAACCTGCAAAACCAAAAAGAAAAGCACAAGCTACAAATTGCGCGAGTCCATGCAGGCGTAATGTGTGCAGACGCGAAATTAAGCGCAATCATTCGGTGGGTGCGCGAAAACTACCCTGAGCGGATAGAAGAAGTCTATGCTGCCAGAGACGCCGCGCAATCCGCCCTAGATGCCAAGCCATAGACCTTAGCGGGGGTTAACCCCCCGCTATTTCGCCACCGCAAGCCGCATAGCCTGCAATATCCATCCAGTTGTCTGCATAAGACGGGTTGCCTTTCATGCGCGCCAGCTTCAGCAGTATCATCATTGCCGCAACGTCTGCGCACCCGATATCCTCGCCAAGATATGAAGACCAGAGGTTTGCAATGGATGCAAACGTGTCCTCGGGATTGCCGTGCGTTGCATCGCGGTCCACGGTGACGGCTTGCGATGCTGCTGCTAGGATTTCTGCGCGGTTCATTCCGTAGCCCTCAGGGCCGCAAGCCCGTCCGGCGTGATCGTCCAGTCCCGTTCGATCATTTGCGGGCGCTCGCAGGCGCAACGGATATACCCGGCGCGATACAGCTTAGATAGCACGCCGCCTGTCGTGTCGCGGCAAGTGTGCCAATCACCGTCTGACATGCGCGCGAGCGTGGTGCGTTGTTTGGGGGTCATGTTTTGTCCTCGGTCTATTTAAATCCCCAGATGCTTCGTGTCTTGGGTATCCGCATCTGGGGCAACGATTGATATGATTTCGAGCGGTTTCCCGACCATGTGCAATATAATTAAATTAAATTGCTGCCCTAGATCATATCAATCGGTGTTCGTTATTCCGTTATTCTGCTGCAAACATATCCGCGCCATGCGCGGCTGCGTCTTGCAAGTTTAATTTTGCTTGCGCGGCATATTCAGGTTTCAATTCAAACCCTATATATTTACGGCGCGCGCGCAATGCCTCATATCCAGTTGAGCCGATACCGTTGAATGGATCAAGCACAACATCCCCGGCGCGAGTGTAAAGACGCAGGCAACGGCGAATAACATCAAGTTGTAGCGGGCAAACGTGCTTTTCATCATTGGCCCCTTTAGCCTTTCGGAATGAGCGCAACACGTTGCCTTGCTGGATATTCATCCAGACCGGAGACGCCAAGGCCTGCCATTCGTCAATCGTAAACTCTGCTTCGTTCATCAATTCAATAAGCACATCATCTGGTGGCGTTCCAGCGCAAAGCCCTTCGCGTGTCAACTCTTCAAGCCATGCACGCGCAAGTTTGAGCGGCTCGCCATTTTTCCAGCCCCGATCAGTTTGGCTTGTATGCTCAATAGGTCTTTCGTTCACTGCATCCTTGCGGAAAAATAGCATATAGTCCGGCATGCCAACGCGGTTCATACTGCTGTCCTTGCATATTGTTTTGTGCAGTAGGCCCAGAGCCTTTGTCCGCTGCATCTCTACAACCGGGTCTTTCCAGATTGTTGCGCGGCCATGATAGATAAGCCCCGCCGCACTATGGGCGCGGATCAGATCACCAGAGAAGTCTTGCAGACCAATCGCTCCGTCGCGGCCCTTGCGCATCGGCAGGTCGGTGCAATGCACGCAAGCAATGCGACCGGGACGCATGACGCGGGTCAGTTGATCAGCAAAAAACTTATATTGGTTGATGAACTTTTCGCCCGTCCCAGCGTTGCCAAGATCGCGTTCGCTGTCGGAGTAGACAAACAAGTCACCAAACGGCGGCGAGAAAATAGCGCAATCAACGCTTCCCTCTGGCATTGCGGCCATGCCTTCGATGCAATCGCTATTATGTAGTGCCCATCCGTTGCCTTGATATTCAGGTTGTTTCATGTCATTAATCCTTTGTTACTAGCCATTGTGGAAATGCAAGATCAAGCGGGCGTTCGTATTTCACCCGTATGCTCGTTTGACCTTGCGCGCGTTTCATTGCCGCGCTCATGCGGCGCTTCATTTCTTCATGCTTTGCAGCTTTGCCGTGGATGGATTGCCATATAGCGCGCTCGGTGTCGCTGATTACAACATCATTCACGACTTGGTCAGTTTGCCCGAAACGATGGGAACGGCGCACGGCTTGATAATGTTGCTCATATGAAAAGCTAATCGACGCGAAAACAGCGTGCGCGCAGTGCTGCCAGTTTACACCAAAACCAGCGAGTTTTGGCTTGGTAATTATTGCACGAAAGTCACCATCAACAAAACCTAAAAGCAATTCCTCTTTGCGCTCTGGTTTCATATCTCCGCGCACTTCCATCGCGCCGGGTATCATTTTAGCAAGCATGGTGCTTTCGTCATTAGTTTCGCACCAGACAGTGACAGGATTGTCGTGAGTTGCCAGATCAGCCGCCATTTCGCACCGCTGGACCAGCGTAAGCCGCTTCTCCGCGTGAAAAGATGTTGCGCTCAATTCAGGGATACGGAACAAATTGCCTTGCGTGTCTTGCGACCGATCAGCTTCGACCGTGTGCAACGTGCGCATAACATCTGGCAAAACGTATCCAGTATCATCCCCGCCGAGGTCGCTTGGCAACGTGGCGCAACGGCTCCAGCTTGCGACCCATGACCAGAACGATTCGACCGCATGGCCCTTTAGCCGCCAGTCTTGGCTTGCGGTGCTGGTGTCATTTATAAACCACTTTGAAAGCATCTCTTGCTGGCGCATAACGCCTAGAAACTCCGCATGATTGCCCAGTTCGGTGTGATCGTTTGGCGATGGCGTTGCGGTTGCTGCCAATTTGTAAGGCGTATCCTTGAAAGCATCCATCAGCATATTTCGCGTGCGACCTGCAAATGATTTTAAGATACTGCTTTCGTCTAGGATGA